ATTGCCAATCGGCATTTGGATTTTAGGGAAAACATCATATAAACCTACTTTTTTAACGCCAAGTTGTCCAATACCGTCCAATAGGTATTGTGATGCAGAGTTTGCTATGCTTGCTCTCACAGTATCGGCTTTTATTACGACATCTTCTTTTGAATGTCCTTTAACCATATCTATGATTTCTTGCTTTTTCTCTACAACTTGTTCGTACATTGTTTGAGGTTTATTTGGATTACCTTTTAACTCTGCAATTTGCTGAGTTATCTCAGTACCTAAGAAATCCTTCAGGTCGTCTTGAGCAGTTTTTAACTGCGCTTTGACTTCATCCGTAATTTCTAACTTACGCAACTCTTTTTCGTGCGCCTGTAGGTCTGTTTTGTATTGGTCTAACTCAGCATTTGTGAGTTTTTCCAATTCTTCTGAAGTTTTGTAAACAAACATAATTTGAATTGTTTTAAATTATACTTTTACGTCTTTTCTGAGTGACTTCTTCTGTCGGCTCTGAGGTTTCCTTCTGAGTACCCGTAGGTGGCTCAGGTATCGATATTACACCTGTGGAACTGTTTGATGCAAATAGAACTAAACTACTTTCCTTTACGTTTTCCGCTTCGGTCACAACGAAGAAGTACGGGATGTCCTCATAATCTTCCTTGTTTGCGATTTGGTCATAGAATTCATTATAGGTTTTCATTTCTTCCTTGTCTTCCTCACGGGTACTACGCATCGCCATTTTGATAGTGATGTATCTCATTCGTACACTTGCCTGAATATCATCACCATCCTCTAACCATTCCTTTGCTAAGGGATGGATAATTTTGTCTTTTGCGACTTTGTAAATCAGGGCTTGCGTTTCCCCTTCGTATGATTTACCGATGGCAGAGAAAGGAATTTCTGCCGTGAACATCTGTATATCGCTTTTCTTGGCGATAACCTTGTCCATCTCAAGTTTGTGGTCGGCAACAAGGTAATTTTTACCCTGATTGTCCTTGAGAGTTTTTTTCCAAATGCCGTTGGTGTGCATATCCCCGTGAGAATCAAGGATTTTAGTTGCGTTTACTACAATGTAGTAGTGGTCGTCATCCGTTGTGAAATCTTTAATGTTTTCCATTGTTTTCAATGAAATTCCTGATTTTATCGGGATTCCGACACCTTTTTCGCAGGATTTCATAATTTTTGCACGTTTTAATGCAAGAATATCCTCTTTATTGGTCTTTAATTCAGAAAACAACTGTTCTTCCGAATCAAAATGCTTGTTCAATTCTCTACAAAATATCATAATCACTTACATTTATGGTTGAACAATCGTTTTATATCTGAGTTTTTAATGTCTTTTTTTGGTGTCCTTGCCACCTTCCAAATCTTTTTTCTTCTTCAGCAGTTGTTGTTTTAGTTTCGGGTCTAAGTTTTTTTTCTCCAACTGTCTGTAGATTTCGTTCAATGTTAACCTTGTTCCCATATCTCCTTTAATTTTTGTTGTACAATGCTTTGGTCTAATCCTAATTCTGCCGAAACTTTCAGGTTATTTATCTGAGTTTGCTTCACATTGGCACGTTCCTGTTCAAATATCTTGTTGAACGACAAATGCGTGAACTCCTTCCGCAAATCCTGAAGATTGAATATGTTTTCAAATACGTCTGTCAATTTCTGACCAAGTGGTTTGAGGCAGTAGTCTATCATCCTTCCCATCGCTTTTTCTTGGTTCTCGAAGGTTGCACCGCCCTTGAGCGACATCTCCACAATATCTTTGGGAACTCCGTACATCTTGGCGATGATGTACACCTTTGAGAAGAAGGAATCGTCCAACTTCAAATCGGCAATATTATCCACAAAGTGATGGACATCTACCTTGCTTCCAGTTGCAAATATGTTCTTTCCGCTACGGGCATTTTTCTCAAGTGAACCCTTCTCATCTTTCCCCATCATCTGTGATGTGATGTCGTTTTGGTCGTGCTGCCCCGACACCATAAACTTCTGCGAGAACTCAAGGTTCACTTCTTCAGCACTCACCGCCAAATTTGAGTTAGTCACAATGCCATAGAGAGCATCCAAACGGCTCACGCCCTGATACCAATCGCCATTGACACCGCTTGTGTCCTGTATGATATGGAGTTTTGCCAAGTCCAATGTCAGGGTAGAACTCCCTGTCTTGTACGTGAATGTTCCTTTTTGGATATTTTTCTTGGTTTCCGTGCCGTATTTTGAGAATGAGAGCGTTTTGAAAGCCTCTCTTTGGTCACGGCTCAGTTGTATGTTGTTCTCGATTAAGAAGTACATCACCCCGTTCTGTTCGTATAGATAGGCATTACCGAGAAGTATGTTAAAGATGTAGTTTTGGTCAAAATCTGACCACGTTTGCCATTGGTTCGGATTCCCTATTTTTTCGTACAGGTAATCTTCCTCATCCAGTTTGTTTTCCGTATAGGTGTTGTATTTTCCCATCGCATAGTACTCAGCGATGAGTTTAAATACAAATAAGGCAGCAGGACTATCCAAGACGGTCTGCATCTTGTCGTAATCCCTACGTCTTTTACCACGAAAAGCATTGATTATTTTGTAGAAATAGTTGTTCCGACTATTATCAAATGTCGGAATACCCCCGAATGATATGTTAAAATCGAAATGCACTATACATATTTTTCAACCAAAGGTACGAATTTTATCAAAACATCATAATTTTAACAAAAACTTTAGCGAAAAACTCAAATAAAGTACAACGGATTCTCAAATATTTTTTATTATACCTTGATTGAACATCCATTGAATACCGTATGAGATTGCATCGATTGTATGATTGTCTGTATCGACTGTCATCTCAGTTGTGTTTCCCCGAATATCGGTGGCATAGCGGTAGTTAGCCTGCTCATATTCAATGTTCTTGCTTGTAGCGGTGTAATAGATGTTCAGGTTAGAAATCATCCCTATACGGTCAAGTATCTTGCTCTTGTGACCAATCCCCACAGCATATTCCCAACCTGCCTTACGGAGCGAGATTATCTTTGATGGTCGGTTGGTATCGCAAATCACATTGCTCTTGAATGGAATCTTCCAAGCAGCGAACAGCCAAGTGACCAATCCTTCTTCTTCCATCCCTTTTATCTGCGACAATTGGGTTGTTGTCATCTTGCTTCGTATCTCGTTCTCTGAAGCATAGTTTATTTCGTGAACATAGACGTTCCCATCGTAGTATTTGAGTTCGACCACCGCAAAGGGGTCAACCATCCCAAAGTCAACGCAGTAAATCGGGGTCGCCACAATCTTGGCATAGTCTTCCACAGAAACCCGTTTCCAATGGTAAACCCTTCCTTCAACCGAACCGATTTCACCAAGACCATAAACCTTCCATTTGTTCAGCCAAAACTCGGAGCGAATCGTTCCGTCATCATTGTAGGCAAGTTCCCTGTACCTTTCGATATTTCGCACCTCTTGAATCGGCAGATACTCATTGTCCTTGTAGGTCAGGTTGATGAAGTTCTTATCATTCTGCATATCGTTCAGCCAAAACAAGGCATCGGGGTTGTAGTCACAAATCATAACCTTTGCCCTTTGGCTCACATCGGCATACGCAGACAGCGTTACCCTGTTCGCCTCATTGATAAAGATAATATCCCTTCTCCGACCTTTCCCAATATCGGCTTTGTCCAACCCGATAAACTCACAATAACCACCGCTATGAAAATGCACCACCCCTTCCCTTTCGTGTATCGCCCGAACTGGAACGTTCCAATCCCTGAGTATCTTCACGAAATCCCGAAAACAGGTGTCCATCAATTTGGATTTCTCCGCAGAACAAATGGTCACATCAATCCTTCTGCGCATAAGGGCATCGATGAGTATCATCAAGATAGAAATCGTCTTTGATGCACCCTGACCCCCCTGCACAATGTACAACGGCTCACGATTGCGGAACAACCGCATTATCTTCCAAAATGCCGTTGTGGGCTTGTACTTAAAATCTTCCTTTGGCTCTAATCCAACTTCTTCCGTCATCTCCATAACCAAATCTTTTTAAGTAATATTGGTAACACAGTAATCCTATGTTACCAATATTACTCGGTTTATTTTAACTTTCCCCGAAATTTACCAATCGCAGGTCGGGCAATGCCCCTCATTGTTCAGATAGCTTCCGCAGTTAGGACACTTCTTGAAATCCCCATCGCTGCCACTATCAACATCCTTTTCTTCCTCTACCAAAGTTTCTGAACAAGAAGGACAATGGCATCTGTGCAACATTGCTGCTTTCGCCCTTGAGATTGCCAATGCTGCAAATCCCGTTTCTGCTGTTGTGATACAATTTTTCATACTTCAATTATTTAGATTACTAATATTACTAATATTACTTTTGTTTTTTCTTTACTCCTAATTCTTTGCCAGTCATAACGAAATATAGGTTCTGTAATTGGTGAACATATTTTATTGGCGGTGTCTTTACCATACATTGCCCTTCTCCATCCGCAAAATACAGATAAGGCGTTCCTTGATACACTACCGTGCCATCATCCAATTCATTAATCTTTTTCCATCCAAGACTTTTAAGCCATCCTGCCGTAATCGGTATCGGGTCTGTCTGTGATACCCTATACCTGAACAACTGCATAACGTGATTACCCACATCTTTTTGCATATATCCCTGCAATGATGAATCGGATATTTCCACAAGAACAAACACTTCTCCATCTACTTTGAGATAGTTTCCTAATCTTAATTCTGCTGCTTCCATAACTGCTTCTTTAAAAATCACAATCAGGACAACAACCTGTAGCAAGCATAGGCTTACCACAATCAGGACATAACGGATAATTACCATCATTCTCAATCTCAACTGTCAACCCTGTTTCTATTTCTACCAACAATATGGCAAACTCTGCTGATTCCGCTTCTGTCTGAGCGAATATCAAAGCGTACTGTAACGCCTGTTTTATTTTCTGCAACTTCTCTTTTGTGAATTCCATAAATGACTGTTTTAATTTGTTGTACTATTATTCTTACAGCGGTCTGTGACTACTTTTGGGTGGTGTGGTAATGAATGGGGGTCGCCTTTCATTCTCTTACGTTCTGCTCTCTCTCGCTTGCATAGCTCGTTTCTAATGGCATTACGGTTGTGTTTGGCGCTACAGCATAGGATGAGTGCAGATAGTGGTTTATATGGCTTGTATGCACGTTGTTTTGTGGTGTGTGTGTGGGGGCTTGGTGTGTGTGTGGTGTGTGTGGTGTGTGTAGTCATTGTGTTAGTGTGTTAGTGTGTGTAGTGTGTGTGTGGGTTCTGCTGCTGCTGCTCTGCTGCTGTCCTGCTCTGCTGCTGTTACTGGTGTGTGTGTGGTGTGTGTGTTACTGGTGTGTGTGGGGGCTGCTGCTCTGCTCTGTTTACACAATGTATATTGTGTAAACATAATGATATAGTTAATATACTGGTTATCAGGCTGTTACTGTATAGGCTATTTATCTTGTTTACTCAATGTCGTATTACTGTACATTGTGTTACTCTAATACTTCAAACTCTGCATCTGTTATATTGCCTAATAACGGGTTATTACTGAAGATAGGCGTTACGGGGTGCAGGGTCAAATCTGTTTTAACGGGGGCTTTATAACCGTTAACATCACATATTAATTTTAATGCGTTTATTTTGTCGCGGTCTTGTTTTCCCTTTTCTACAATGTATAACAGTTCTTTTAATACTCTTTCTTTGCTAATTAGCCCCGTTTTAATAGACGCTTTTGTTTTTTTGGTGGTTTCCTTCATTACTTTCTTTCTGATTCCTTCAGAGGCTTTTAAATACATTTCTTTGCCATCCTTCCAAAATTTACAAAAGGTTCTTTTGCTACAGCCGAATTTTGCGTTAATCTGCACAAATGTATTTTCGTAATTTGTGTTACATTCGAGTAAATCAATTATATTATTTATAATGTTTTCCCGTTGCTCTGTATAATTTTGCTTTTTTTCCATTGTTTACAGCGTTTGCGAAAACAGCAGTTTTCCAGTTAATCATTGCTTTATCAGTAATAACGGCAGTTAAAGTTTGAATTTTCTGCACTATTTTAACTGTTTAACTCAAAATTACGGTTTTTTGTGCAAATGAATTATTTATTTTTTCTTAAATAGTTGATTTTGTACTATTTAAGAACCTGCGGAGCAGTCGAAAATGTTAAAATTTAATTTAATTACATAATTAATTTTGTAATTTAAAATATAGCTTTATATTTGCATCAGAATTGAAACAAACAACAACAATTTTTAATACTTATCATTATGAAAGTTTTATTTTCAAAAGAATATTCTAAAAACAAATTTATTGTATTACACGATAAAATAAATTTTCGAGTTTGCGACATTGTTAAAATGCAAATGACAGAAAGAAAGGATTTTAAAAACTGTTTACAAATCATTAATTTTTTATAGTTATGAATTCAGCAAATTTTGATGCAGCAGTTGAAAAAACTGAAGTAACTGAAGTTACTGAAGTAACTGAAAATACAATTATTGTAATAGAAGATAATAGTATTATTGTCAGTGCTATTGCGAAAAATGATATTTTTGGTTCTAATGGCAGAATTTACACAACGTTAATTTATGAGAATCAAAATATTAAAGATATTGAAACAATCATTAAAATCATTAAAGCCGATAAAGGCGAAAATTTAGATTATTTTGATAAGTATGGTAATAAGTTTGATTTTTCAGAAATAACCATTAAAAACGTAAAATTATGAGTAATAAAAGGCAATCCAGTGTAGGTATGTTTTATTTATATACCTTTTTAATCTTCATTCTTTTAAACTGGTTATTTTGGTAAAATGCAAATGTTAAAAGAATGTTAAAATTACAATATTAATTTTGTAATTTAAATTATAAACGTATCTTTGCTTCAGAATTAAAAACAACAACAAATTTTAAAACAGTTTAACGGTGAGTTTTTCACCCCTATAAAATTAAATCATTATGAATTCAATTAAATCAAATTTAGGTCAGTACATTTTTTTAGCAATCGCAGGGTCTGCAATTTTAGTAATGTTAGTTACGTGCATCGCAAACGGTGGCGACATCTAAAAAATAAAATGTTAAAATTACAAAATTAATTTGGTAATTAAAATTAAGTTACTATATTTGTATCACAATAACAGAGAAACAAAATCTTAAAAACAACAAAGGCGAATTTAACACACCTTACAAAACATCAAAATTATGTCAACAACTGCAAAATTATTCGTAACAGATTACAACAGCTACAACAACGGAACGCAATTTCAATTTGGTCATTGGGTTGAATTAAACCAATTTTCTGATGCAGATGAATTTAACGACTATTTAACTGCTCATTTTGAAAGTGTGGGAATTTCTGACCCCGAACCAATGTTCACAGATTTTGAAGGTTTTCCTGCCGATTTATACAGCGAATCATTGAGTAATTCAGATTTAGAGAAAATCTTTAAATATATTGAGTTAGACTATGAAAATTTGGATGACAATGATAAATTAAACCTTTGGAATGAGTACTGTAGCGAAAACAGCTATTTTGATGATGAAATTTTTAATTTTGATGATGAATTTTTTAGTGTGTTTTTTGAAGGTAAACCAATGGAAGCAGCCCGCGCAGCTTCATTCGGTTCTTTGAATTGGTCAGATGATTACATTCGTTTTAACGGTTATGGCAATTTAGAAAGTACTAACAATGTAATGGACTGGATTGATGAAAGCCCTATGTTAGAATGGTTGATGACCCGATAAAAAACCCGTAAAAAAATCAGTAAAAAAATTAAATAAAAAAGCTATGAAAATATTTTACAAAATCACAGAAAACAAAGGAGCAAAATATAATAACTTACATATTGATTTATATGTCGGTTCGGAACGTTGGACAAATTTAATCGGTTGTATAACTTTTCAGCAGGATGCAGACGGTTCAGAAAATTGGTATGCAATGCGTTTTGAAGTAAATTCTGATAAATTTGAAGACTTTCAAAATATGGCTAAAATCGCCAAAAAAATTAAAGATAACTGTATTTACAGAGCGCAACCCGTCGAAATATTGCACGTATTAGAGGCAAAAGAAATTTATTTGTTTATGGGTGAAAACGTTCTAATGTCGGACAAAGGGAAGTACTTATTTGCTGTTAATCAAAATGATTCTGTTTATACTTACATTGTTGCAGCTAATGAAATGACAGCCCAAAAACAAGTTAATAAATTGAAAGCCTTAAATTTAACGCTTGGTAACTCATTTTTGATTGAATAAAAAAATCGTAAAAAAAAGTAAAAAAAAAATCGTAATTAATTTTGTAATTCAAATTAAAAGCGTATCTTTGAAGTATAAATAAAACGAAAAAAAAACAGCTATGAAAACACAACTTAATTCAAACCTATTCCCGATTATTTCAGTTGCAATGTATGGCACGTTCTTAGATGCTGCCGAAATGTTTGACGATTACCAAATTAATGCGGATTTTGAAAACGGGGATTCTGATTTTAACGCTTCAGAATTTTGGGAGCGTTTTAATAATCAACGTTATGTTAAAAGCATAGAAAAATTAGCTGCTGACTTTTTAGACGGTCAAATTACTGCTGAGAATTACGATTTTGAAATAACTGTAAAATGTGGCGAATTATACAGCCCTAAATTTTACAACTTTGCCAATGACCAAATTGAATTGGATGTTGAATTTGACCGTGCAAAGGTTCTGCAAATAATCGCAGAGAATGAAAACGAATTTAACCAGTTTTTAAAAGAAAATTATTCGTCTTATGATGGTTTTATAAGTCATACGGCTAACAACCTGAGCCAATGGTATAACGATTTTGCAGACGAAAATGTTCAGGCAATCGGGGCAGTATTAACGTTCTTATTTCAGGACGAAATAAAAGAGAATGACGAAAATTTGAAATTTTACTACCATTGCAGCGAAAATTTGTTTTATTCTGAATTTATCGATTAAAAAAGAGGCGAATATTACACACTAAATCAAAGAACTATGAAAAATATTAAAATTCTTTCTTTCTGTCTTCTTACTGCTGCAATCGGGTTTTATTGCGGTCAAAACAATAGACAAAATGCAATTGAAAAAAGAGCAGAAGAACAGCCCGTAAAAAAAAGCTATAGCAATGCAGATTTGGAAAAAATTATTTTCGGTTCTGTTCAGGGCTGCGAATGTGAAAAATGTATTTCGCAGTAATTAAGTTACAAAAAAATCACGAAAAAAACAACTAAAAAAATCATTATGAAAACAAAAATAATACACTATTTATCTGAATCAGGTGACAGCGTAATAACTGAAAAAATCGTCACAATTTTAGGAATCACTATCTTTAAAAAAATCATTTCTTTATAAAAAAAATTACTCCCAAACTTTAAAAAAAAATCATTATGAAAACAATATCAGTATATAAATTCACAGAATTAACAGAGGCAGCAAAAGAAAATGCAATCAATAGATTTTTAAATGATGACCGTGAATTTTGGCAGTACTACGAAATAAAAGCCAGTATAAAAGACGGGCTTAATTTTTTCGGGTTCGGTATGGGTTGCAATTACTCCATCGATTACGGCAGCGCAAACAATTCAGATGCAAATGTTACAGCCTATCATAATTATGACGAAATTCAGGATTTAAAAGGAGTTAGATTATTTAAATACATTCAAAACAATTATGAAAATATCTTAATACCGACTGCCGAAAATAGCTGCCCTTTTACGGGTGTGTGTTACGATGAAAATTTTTTGGACGGTATCAGGGAATTTATGCAAAGACCTTCAGAAATTACATTTCACGAATTGATGGAAAATTGTTGCAAAAAAATCTTTCAAGCAATGGAGCAGGAATTTAATTATTTTAATTCAGATGAATTTGCATCGCAGGAATTAGACGAATTAGATTATGATTTTTTAGAGGATGGAAGACGAATCTAAAAAAAAACTGCTGCTTCCCACTATGAAAAAAAGCAGCAGTTTAAAAGCTATTGTAAAATATAAACCTTTATAAAGCTACAAAAAAAATCGTAAAAAAAAACAATCAAAAAAAAATCAAAAAAAAATGAGTTACATAAAAGAAATAAACGTCATAATGGAACGGTTAAAAAAAGAGGATAATTTGACAATTGACCAAATTTTAAATATGTCTATGTTAGAGTATTATGATAATCTATTCAAAAGAGCCGT